CCCCGATTGGTGATCGAGACCATGCTATTCTACGTCGTCTTGACGCAGCACCACTGACAGTGGAATTGGTTGGGTTAGTTACAAGGGTATCATTCGCAGGGAAGAACTCAAATATGTAAGAATTGAAAGCGTATTTATCCTATACTTGTCCAAGGTACAGGTCTTTTATAGTGTTATATTGTTTTGTTTTCGAATGTACTATTAACTAGAACGGCTGATGGAGGGTGACAGTCAACACCGAAGCGGTGATTGTACCAACACCAGTCGAATTAGGGAAGAGAATAGAAGCTTGCTGGTCAGGTTTCGTAAGTTGAACCCACAGGATTTTGGTTGTGCCATCGATAGAATCGGTGGTTCCACCCTTAACTGTTACCAGTTGGGCAAAACCAGGCACTCCTGTGATCAAGTCGCAAGCGGTTAGCACCACCGTATTCGGCCAGGACACTGTGGTGAGTGCTCCTGACAGACGCAAAGTTACTTGGTAGATTCCGAGTCGCCCCTTAGGGAAAGTCAACGTGTTGCCCGAAAGACCACACTCGAGCCGGCCAGTCGTCGCCACAGCAGAGCCAGTCAGCAGACTAGACCCACTAAGAGGGGACGTGACCAGAGCACCGAAGGTCTGATACGGGGACGTAATGTTGCTCGCCACGATGGGTTTCTTCAGCTCGATCTCATAAGTACACCACAAATCGCCAATCGGGTTACCATCGGTCTGGCACCCCTGTACGGCAACATGGGTAGTTCCCAAGTCATAAAGTAGCTTATCTTCGACGGACGCAGTGCTGGAAGACCTCACATACTGAATGTTAAATGGGTTTTCTTTAGGATCGCATTCTACGGGATGACAAAACGCATCACATGGCACACTTTCGTTGCTGTTGTATTCGTTCATCATCTCCAACTTGCTAACGGGCGGGCTATCACTCGCTCTATATGATGTTTGCAGCATCACAACACCAAGTGCAGCATTCGTCGAGGCAACAGCCGATCCACTCGTCGGAACGTAGTGGTAAACCATACCTCGAATCTTGTACTCCTGGAATCGTGCAGCCACCCCAGACAGCCACGGAAATAATGCCGGGTTGCCGGGGTTGATCTCGTATGACCCCTGAACTTGAAAACTTTGAGAACTGTTAATAGTGGTGACCAATTCTTTATGTCGGACAATGATGGATTGATCCGACTTATGCATATCAGGAACATGCCCCGACATGCGTTGTGAGGACGTCACAATAGAATTGACATCAACACCGTAATCGCCTGAGCCCAGCCATTTGCTGATGCTAGCTCCGAGTCCGGTGCCGAAAGAGCTTCCTGCTCCAGGCATGCCAATAAGGCCGCCGAGCGCTCCTCCACCCAGCCCACCCAGGGCCCGCAGGGCAGAACCGAGTCGTGTTAACTCAGACTTCTGCTTGCCGCGTGTCACCCTAGGCTTCACCGTGATTTTCTTGGTTCGTGTCTTGTTCTTAGTCATTATTGTGTAAGTATATATACCAACAGATATTCGTTGTAGTGTAATCAATTGGTCATGCCGTACTACATCGGTGCTTGTCCGATGCAGTGGATGTCATCAACCAGACTCACCTCGGGACTGAGCGACCACTGACGGTAGTACTCCTCAAGCGCGGTTTGTTCATCAGGGGTTACATCAAACGCTGCAAAGAATGAGTCTCGAGCATCTGCCGTAACATCCGCTCGCTTCGCCTCCATCCCCTTGCTCATCATCCGTGAACCCGACTGCATGAACACGGCTTCGCGCCGGGCCTTGCCCTCCGCTAGGATCCGCTGGGCGGCGTCGAGGTCCGGCTTGTCCTCGCGCTCCTTCTCCTTG